TGCTCCACCTCTTAACGTTTTCTGGTGAATTTTGTTAGATACTTTTTGGATTTTAGTTCCTAATGTTTGGAACCACTGTCCTTGAGTATTGTAAAAATCAGAACTAGCTGCAGTTCCTGTTGACCAAGATGTTCCATTCCATGATTTGTTATTTACAGCTGACCAGTTTTCAACAGTTACAGCATCTTGAATTAACATATCTAAGATCTCTAAGTCAATCTCCATTGAGATGTACTCGCTTAATAAAGAAGTTAACTCAGCCTCAGCGTCAATACTGTGGTATGCGTTAAGATCTTGAGAGAATTCTGGTGTCCATTGTGCTTTTAACTTTCTAGTCTTAGCTACAATTGCTTCAGAAGCAAGTTCTACGTTGATTTCTGGGATAGAAATTGGTGCTGATGGATCACTATCTTCAAAGTCTCCTCTTGAATTGTCTGCTGGCTGTACGTGGTAGTTTAGTACCACACCAGTAGCTGCATCTGCTAAACCACCTGCTTCTTTTTGTATAAATACTACATTAGATCCTACAATTTTTGTGTACTGAGGCAATACTGCTGCTCCTGCAAGACTGAAAGCTCTTACACCTTCTTTATCTGCATCTGCTGGTAAAGCGATAGTAACTGTCTCAAAATCTGCTAATGTTAATTCTGCATCGTAGTTTATGTCTGCTAATGCTGCTGGTGCTACTGCTACTGCTGCTCCTGGTGCTGCTACTGAATTAATTGAGTATCCAAATCTACCTGCTCCGTATAATCCACCTTCTACTTCATCAGTTACTTCCATCTTATCGTTAGCAGTAGATACGTTTCCGTACATGTTGTCGTTAGCTCCGAATCCGCTAGTTGCTGTTCCGTATTTAAAGTCTAAGTAAAATACAAGTCCTGAAGGTAAATTCATTGGTTGTACAGATACAAAGTCTTTTGCTGCTATTTGAGCGAATACCTTACGTACTAATGGTAAAGCTACTCCTGCCCACTGCTCTCCTCCACCAGCACTGAATGATGCTTGTGTTCCAGTTGAAGATCCTTCAGATACAATCTGTTTTGCTTGATTCTCAAGAATCATAGCCATGTTGTTTTTCTCGATCTCGTTAGTATATCCTTCTAAGAGTCCTGATTGAGTCCATTTGTCCGCTAAACGAGAAGCATCTGCTTGCAAGTTTTTGAAGTTACTTTGAGACCCTTCTAATAATTGATTAATTTCCATAATTAAAATTTGTCTTTTTTTTATTTATTTTATAATTCCTGCTAATTTTTGCATTCTTTTTACAGCATCGCTTACTTCTGAAATTACTTCTGGTTTAGAAGCTGTTGTTCCAGTTGCTTTACTTGCCATACCTAATCTAGCTTCTTTAATTGTACTTTTAGTAGTTTTACCAACTACGTTATCAGATACAGTTTCGAATACTAATTTTACTTCTTTAACTGTTTCGGCTTTATCGAATGCTGCGATAACACTTACTTTTTGCGATTCAGTTAAACTACTTGATTTGAAAACTTTATTTACATAAAGTAACTTAGCGTTAAGAAGATTTACTTCTTGTAATTGTCCTTTCAACTCTTCAATAGTTGTCATAGCTTCTTCTAGTTCACTAGTTTCTTCTAATTCAATTTCTTTCATAGCGTCAGACATTTTACCTAATTCAATATCTTTAACAAAGTCACCTACTTTCTTACCTGCTTTTTTAGCATGTTTGGCTAAGAACATTACTGCCTTTACTAAATCATTTTCCATTGGGTCTCCGAATTCACCAACTCCGTAGCCTGGGCGTACTTCGTCTATTTCTTCTTCTCTAATGTTAGCTGCTGTTGATCCAGCCTTTCTTAATCCTAAAGCTAATTTCTTACCTTTTTCGCCGAATTCACCTGCTTCTAATTTGTCCATTAGGTGTGTAATTCCTGCTCCAGCTCCGAAAAGTGCTGCAACTCCTGCTCCTACTGTTACAGGATCTACTTCGTTTAATACTTCTTCTGTTGCAGGTACTTCTGCTTCGTTAGAATCTTC